CGTCGTGCCGCCGTGGGTGAAAGGCTTGTTGCTTCAGAACTCTAGCTTTGTCACCGCAGCCAAGCCTGATGCTGTGCTGAATGGCGAGATAGGTCAGATAGCCGGCATCCGTATCCTCGTCTCCAACAACGTCAAGACGACGGGCACCTCGCCTGTTGTCTCTCACATGATGGCCGGACACGCATCAGCATTGGCCTACGCCGAGCAGATAGTGAACGTAGAAGGTCTGAGGCTCGAGGGCTCGTTCGCCGATGCTGTTAGAGGCTTGCATCTCTATGGTGCCAAGGTGCTGGACGGGGCCAGGCTCTTCGATTTGCAGGCTAACCCATAAGCCATCACTATTCGTAGTGGTGGGGGGCGCCTCCCGAGGCGAACGGCAGCGGCTTTCTCCGTAGAGCCCAGACCGTCCCCCCACCCTCTCAATAAAAAGGTAGGTCGCAGATGAACCAATGCTGCGCAACTAAGGCGAATGGTGAGCGCTGCATGCTACCCACTAACGGGTCGCATGGGCTCTGCTGGACCCATGCGCCGGAGCATGCTGACAAGCGCCGCAGGAACGCATCTAAGGCCGCTACTGCGAAAGCTGATAAGGAGATAAGGGAGACGAAGGCGGAGATACGAGAACTGGTTCGTCTTGTCCGTGAACAGGACTTCGATGTCTCCAAGGCCAATACCATCAATCGCCTTTATCAGACACTCCTGCAGTACATCGTCGTGGAACGTGGCGTCTACCGCGAGGATGAATTGGCACAGCGCATCAAGGAGCTTCAAGGCAAGTGAACTTCGTTACGGTGGATGCGCTAGAGAGGGAGCTTAGGAGGCTCGAGTCTAGGCAGCAAGTGTCGCGCCGGCGCGACATTCCCGCCTACCCCGTAGAGTTCGCTATGGGCGTGGGCATTGAGCCTGACCCCTGGCAAGTAGAGGTATTGGCATCAGATCATCCCAGGAAGATACTTTGCTGCGGCCGCCAAACGGGAAAATCGACAGTCGGGGCGGTCCTGGCGATACACACGGCTCTCACCCAGCCTGGATCTACGGTCCTCATTGTGGCACCGGGGGAGAGACAGGCAAAGCTGCTCTTTAGCAAGGCACGTAGGCTCTATGAGCAGGCAGGCCATCCGCTCCCTGCACACTCCCATAGACGCACGGGACTAGAGCTAGCCAATGGCAGCGTCGTCGAAGCCTTGCCCGCAGTTGAGAGGACGATGCGTGGCTTCTCTGTGGACTTGCTGGTAGTCGATGAGGCAGCAGCCGTACCAGATGAGGACTACTTCGGCATCTTACCTAGCTTGATCGCAACCCAGGGAGAGCAGGTGCTTCTCTCTACGCCTCGAGGTAAGCGTGGATTCTTCTGGGAGCTCTTCCACTCAGACGATGACTGGCAGCGCGTGATGGTTCGCTCTGATGAGGTAGGGCGCATCCGCCCAGAGGACCTGGAAGTGTTCAGGAGCACGATGCCAGAGCAGTACTTTCAGCAAGAGTTCTTCTGTGAGTGGCTGGATACCGAAGGCTCTCTGTTCTCTTACGACGACATAGAGGCCGCCCTCGCCGCAGGTGAAGACGTTGCAGCAATAGAGATAGGAGCCGACGAATGGTAATAGCGTGGGATACTGAATACCAACCACCGAGGATGCCGAAGTATTCACCACGGCGATACAGCGTGGGCGTGGATCTGGGGCAGGCGAATGACTTCACTGCGATAGCCGTTCTGAAGAAAGAGGTAGTACCGCCACAGACGGCTCTGTTTGCGCCGGTGGGAAAGTCGCCATCGAACCGCCTGGTCGAAGGGGACGTCGTGTTCGACCTCGTCTACCTGAAGAGGCCGAAGCTCGGAACAGCCTATAACGAGATCGCCCGCAGGGTTGCGGATCTCATCTGTGAGCTAGAACCGCAAGGCGCATTCGGCGAGCTCGGCCAGGTAACTCTGTCTGTGGATGGTACGGGCGTCGGAAGGGGCATCTGCGACATGCTGGGTGCGGAGTTCAAGAGGCGCGGCGCAACCTCCAAAGCTATGCCCAAGGTGGACTTCAGGCGCGTGAGCATCACGGGCTCTAACACGTCCCTGAAGCGTCCGAGTAGGTCGGATGGCTACTGGAGTCTGCCGAAGCACGAGCTCATTTTCCCTGCCGTCGCAGCATTTCAGCAAGGGAAGATCAGAATCGCCAAAGGCATCAAGGATAGAGATGCTTTAGTGAACGAACTCAAGAACTACAGGCGCACTACCAACATAGCTACCGGTAACATGGCTTTCGAGCCGTGGCGCGAGTCGGATCACGACGATCTCCTCTTCGCTGTGTGCCTGGCGCTGTGGGGCTGGCAGGTGCGAAAAGGCCAAACCACCCTCCGTGTGATTCGGTAAGCGGTTAAGTTCGCATAACAGCGGAGCGAGGTTGCCGACTAAGGGCTTTCTATTCGTTGGAGTGTTTCTTTATTTCCTCTACTGCATTCTCTATTCTTTCTTTCCTCGCTTGCGCTTCGACCTCTTTTATCTGTTTTTCGATACCGTTGCTTGTCCACCTGGGAGGAAGTTGCTTTGTCCACTCGGGAGGAAGTTGCGAGAAGTCACCAGTATCTGGAAGCTTAGTTTTGTCATTTCCTATTGCACGTTCGATTTGCTCTTGATCAAGGGATCCTCGTGTGAGCCTGAGATCCGCGTTGGCCAAGATAGCACCAGTTAGATTGGCACCGGTCAGCTTCGCATCAGTCAGATTGGTAAAGGCTACATCCTTCCTGCCTAGTAGACGATTTTTTACCCAACGGGTTAGGCGACTAGAAAGGCCCCGAAGCCGTTCCTCCTGTAGTTTGGCTAAGGAGCGCAGATAATCATCGCTAGGAAGGGGGTGATCCTTCAAGTTATGAAGGCTAAGGCTGGCAGGTTCATGCTCATCGTATGGCAAGAGGTTTGCCCCGGTGAGGTTGACGTAGCTCAGGTCGGTATTGGTAAGGTTAGCTCCTCTCAAGTCAGCATAGCTCAGATCAGCCCCGCTTAGATCGGACCCCTGCAGGTTTGCCCCCCTTAGGTCGGCAAATCTCAGGCAAGCGTCTCGTAAACTAAGTTCGGTGAGGTCCGCATGATCTAGACTTAGGTTTTCAAGTTCTAGTAGAGCCCCGTCTCTCTCACCTGTGTCCGGATTATTCAGACTTAGGTTCTCAACATCTAGTGGAGCGCCATCTCTCTCTGCTATGTGCAACCCATTCTTGATCAACCCTAATCCATAAACTAGCTTCAGAGGACGCCTCTTACGCTCGCTATCCAACCCTAGTAGGACTTCCAACGTTCTCGCCTCGGCCAATCTGTGGATATCTGAGCCACTGGGTAGGCTGCGCAAGTGCCGATCAACCAACAAGTCGCTCATTTGATCGATGTATGCTTGTATGGCGTTGTCCTGTGCCTGCTTGTTTTCGATCACTTCGTCGCGCTCTCTCTGCCTCTGATTGAACTTGAAGCCCCCCCACGCTATTAACAATCCTCCTCCTAGTGGGATCAAAAGGGCGCCAACAAGTTGCCAAAATGTTAGTTTCTGTCGCTCTATTACTTCTGTTATATCTCTCACCGACTCCTCCCCGCGACTGGAAGTGTAATGTGTTGTTATGGTGGTGGTTTCGGTAACCGCCGCAATGAAATTTGGCCATCGTAGGTAAACGAGTAGTGTGGCGACGATAAACACAAGCAGTGCTGTACCTATTATTGCCCCGCCAGGTATCGTTCTTCTATTCGACGCCACGTTAGGGCACCGCCTGCTGGGTCCGGCGCTGGAGGGCCTCCCCTTCTCGCGCTGCGCTCACTTCTGTGCCTCCTCCTGTCTCCTCCGTTTGTAGCCTGCACACACTAGATGGAAGCGATGAATCGGCGATGAATTTTGCAGCACATGCCACAATCTTTAATGACCTCTTAATAAAGTTGTAACAACTCTGGGCCTAACCACGACTTCCGAAAACTCCGCCTGACGAAGTTCGGTCTGCACCATCGCCCTGGTCCGGAGCGCCTAGCCTACGAGGGGCCATTCCTTTATCTGGCATCTACACTGTACTACTAATATTTACAAGTATCTACAAATATGGTAGGATATTTACTGTAAATTACGGGATCGTGGAGGTAGACGTGGACACCCTCAAGGAGTTACGAATCAACGCCGGACTTTCCCAGCGAGAGCTTGCGACGAGAGCCGGCCTTACGCCGGGAGCCGTATGGCAAGTAGAGCATCGTGGTAGCGGTAGCCCTGCGACGCTCAAGAAGCTTGCCGACGTTCTCGGGGTACGTCCCGTTGACCTCCTCAAGCAAGGTAGGTAAGCCATGCCTTCAACGAACGGCCACGGCCCAAAGCGGGCTATCCTCTACGCCCGCGTCTCTACAGACGAGCAAGCCCGCTCAGGCTACTCATTAGCCCAGCAGCGTGAGGCCCTTCGAGAGTACGCCGCCCGTGAAGGGTACGAGGTCCTCGAAGAGGTGCAAGACCCAGGACAAAGCGGCGCCAGCCTTGAGAGGCCCGGTATGGACCGTGTAAGGGACCGCGTGGCAGGAGGTGGTGTGTCGCTGGTGCTCGCTCAAGACAGAGATCGCTTCGCTCGCGAGCCAGCCTATCACTACCTCTTGAGGAAAGAGTTCGAGGAACATGGCACCAAAATCCGAGCCCTTAATGACCGTGGGGACGAGAGCCCGGAGGGGGTATTGGCCGACGGCATCGTCGACCAACTCGCCAAGTACGAGCGAGCCAAGATAGCCGAGAGGACTAGAAGAGGGAAGCTGCAAAAGGCGCGTCAGGGAAAGGTCATAGCGACGAGGAAGCCTCCATATGGCTTTAGGTACAACGAGGCGCGTGACGACCTGGTTATCCACGAGCCGGAGATGGCAGTGGTGGAGAAGATATTCCGGCTCGCCGCCGAAGGACACGGCACAAGGGCGATACAGCTTCGTCTCTACCGTGAGGGTGTGCCTTCTCCCACGGGCAAGGACGTGTGGCACAGGCCAGTCCTCAAGAGGATGGTTTTGAACGACATTTACAAGCCACACACCTACGAGGAG